TACCGGCTACCGGCTACCGGCTACCGGCTACCGGCTACCGGCTACCGGCTACCGGCTACCGGCTACCGGCTACCGGCTACCGGCTACCGGCTACCGGCTACCGGCTACCGGCTACCGGCTACCGGCTGCCGGCTACCGGCTGCCGCGGCTACCAGCTGCCGCGGCTACCGGCTACCGGCTACCGGCTACCGGCTACCGGCTACCGGCTACCGGCTACCGGCTACCGGCTACCGGCTACCGGCTACCGGCTACCGGCTACCGGCTACCGGCTACCGGCTGCTGCAGCAAACCCCAAGGATTTTCTGTGGTGCGGCGCATCAATTCGCTTGCCGCAATGCGTCAATTATTTTGTTGCAATGCGTCAATTATTTTGTTGCAATGCGTCAATTATTTTGTTGCAATGCAGCATTTTTGCCCACAAAATCGACTTTTTGCGGCCTCCCCCACACCTCCACAACATTTTTTGTAAAAATCAAACTTGCAAAAGAAATTCTTACACACACCACGCATAAAGCCTTCAAGTAAAACCCCTAAAAAAAATTTTATTTTTTGAAAACAGGTTAGTGACCACTAACTTGGTTGCTTTTTGATCGCACATAGATTACCTTTCACTTATAGCCACCCTTGCGAGGCATCCGAAATGACCGATGACACCCAGTCCGTAGATACGACTCTCTCCACACCCACAGTAGAAACCACGCCAGCTATGGATTCGCCCGTAGATACGGCTCTCTCCACACCCACGGTAGGAGCTGCACCCGCTCCTGCTGCACCGGCACCTGTTGATGCTCCTGCTGCACCTGCACCTGCACCGGCACCTGTTGATGCTCCTGCTGCACCTGCACCTGCACCTGCACCTGCACCTGCACCTGCACCTGCACCCGCACCCGCGCCCAATGTTTTTGAGACCTTCCTGAATGAATTGGAAGCGCAGGTGGGAAAAATGGAAATGGCAATAACGATATTTCACTTTTCTGTTATTAAGCAGAAGCTGCGGGAAATGATAGCTAAGGCGCGGAGTGCGCCTAAGTAATGAAAGTCTATAACATGGGCACTGCGATCTTCACGATCAAAAAAGAGCCTATAGACTTTAAAGCTACCGAAGCCGAGCTTCGCAAAATATACGACGCGGCGTTCAAAGGGCTGCGCGGCGATTCAATGGCTATCAAAGTAGGCTATATGCCTTCTGCTTTTACTGCCCTGCGTGAAATTGATCCTCTCGTCAATTACGCCATCATGCGCGGGCAGGCGGATTTTGAAGAAGCCATCAGCGACGGGATGCTCACCAACGCCATAAATAATAACGACGCTAAAATGCAGATTCATCTGTCTACGCATCGCATGGGCTATATGCCTGCCAAACCAGCGGAAGGCGAACGTCAGGACATACGCATAGTTGTGGAAAATTCCCTGCCCGACCCTAAGCTCCCGATAAGCACTTCTACGGCTATAAACGGCGTAGATGGCTGAACTCCGCGTCACCCTCCCGGTACTGCACAGTGGACAACTAGCGCTATTCAGTCAGCAGCAACGGCTCAATGTCCCACGCTGCGGACGGCGCTGGGGCAAGACTCGCTTTTTGGAGTATCTAGCGGGTAAAAAGTCATGTAATGGGGGCTCCGTGGGCATCTTCGCGCCGGAGCATAAGCAACTGGCCGAGCCGTGGGATCATCTACGCGATATGCTCGACCCTATCGTGCGCTCCGCCAACCGCAACGATGGCACCATCAAGCTCATAGGTAATGGCAAGATTGACTTCTGGACGCTGAACGACAATGAATTGGCGGGCCGGGGGCGGGAGTATGACTTGGTGCTGGTGGATGAAGCGGCCTTCACCAAATCACCACAAATGAAAGAAGAAATTTGGTTCAAGTCAATCAAGCCTACTATGCTGACTACGCGCGGCATTGCGTGGGTGTTCTCCACCCCCAGCGGGGTAGACCCGGACAACTTCTTCTACGCGGCCTGCAATGATGACACGATGGGGTTCAAGTCGTTCCATGCCCCTACGTCGAGTAACCCCTTCGTGCCCTTGGATGAATTGGAGCGCGAGCGCGAGCGCAACCATCCTGCGGTATTCAGACAGGAATATCTGGCGGAATTCGTGGATTGGTCAGGTGTGGCGTTCTTCTCCGCCGATAAATTGCTAATCAATAATTTACCCGCTCCCTACCCCGAGCGCTGCGACTTGGTGTATGCCGTCATGGACTGCGCGGTGAAAGGTGGCAAGGAACATGACTCTACCGCAGTGGTGTATTTCAGCTATTCCGAGCGCGCGCCCAATCCGCTTACCATCTTGGACTATGACGCCATCAATATCGACGGGGCCATGCTGGAAACATGGATACCCAGCGTGTTCTCCCGGTTGGATGAATTATCCATTATGTGTAAAGCGCGCCAAGGTGTTGCAGGTACCTTCATCGAAGATACCGCAGCGGGGAGCATTCTGCTGCAACAAGGCGTCAACCGGGGATGGAACATACACCCCATAGACAGCAAACTGACACAGGCAGGTAAGGATGAACGGGCTATCAGCGTGTCAGGCTACTACCACCAAGAGAAGCTGAAAATTAGCAACTATGCCTATGACAAGCTGCTGAACCTGAAGGGCTCAACCCGCAACCATCTGCTGACCCAGCTTGCGAATTTCCGCATTGGGGATAAAGAAGCCAATAAGCGCGCCGATGACTTGCTGGATTGCGTGGTGTATGGTCTAGCTATTGGAGTAGGCAACAAATTAGGGTACTAATCTCTGCGCGTTTAATATACCATTGCCAATAAACCAAATAGAGGCATCCTATGGCTGATGTTTCCATAAGTAACACCAATATACCGTCCCAACTGATGACGCTGTTAGAGGCCAACTCCATTGAACCGGGGACGGATATTGGGTATTCGCTATGTAAAATAATCTGGGAATTTCACCCGCTCGCAGGCAAATTGGTGGAAAAGCCTATTGTTTTAGCCCTCTCCAAACAGCGCTTTATCAATGTGGATACTCAGCCCAAAGATATGCTGACAATGGCATTTCAGAAGGAGTGGGACTCTCTCGGGGCCACCAACCATATCCGGGATGTGACTTTTTTAAAGCGGGTATATGGTGTGGCAGCTATTGTTTATGGGGCTGATGACATACCTACCGACGAGGCCATAGACCCGTGGACACTACCGGACTTAAATATCTATTTTAATCAATTAGACCCATTAAATCTGGCGGGTTCTGTTGTTACCAATCAAAACCCCAATGCGCCGGATTTTCAGAAGCCCAAGAATTATATCACCGCCGCAGGACAGCCCTACCATCCAAGCCGTAGTGTGGTGGTGTTTCATAACACACCTATTTATCTGGCCTACCAAGCCTCCGGCTTTGGCTATACAGGCCGGTCTATCTTCCAGCGCGCGCTGTACCCCCTGAAGTCTTTTGTCCAATCCATGATTACGGATGACATGGTAACGATGAAGGCGGGGCTTCTGATTATTAAACAAAAAGCGGCTGGCTCCATTGTGAACCGCCTCATGCAGACCGCTGCGGGAATCAAGCGCACCTATTTGCAGCAAGGTACTACCGGCAATGTATTGAGCATAGATATAGATGAATCCATTGAAGCGGTTGATCTTCGCAATACCGATACCGCCATGACTACCGCGCGCGACAACATCATTGCCAACATTGCAGCAGCCTCTGATGTGCCTGCCATGCTCATAAAAGATGAAGCCTTCACCAATGGTTTCGGAGAAGGAACGGAAGATTCCAAGGCTATCGTGCAATATATTGAGGGTATTCGCGCTGATATGCGGCCCTTATTTGAGTTTTTTGACAAGATTGTGCAGCATCGGGCATGGAATAAAAACTTTTTCGAGTCAGTTAAGGCTGCATACCCTGAAAAATACTCAAAAATGACCTACGAACGAGCTTTTTATGAATGGAAGGACGCATTCAAGCCTTCGTGGCAGAACCTCATGGAAGAACCCCTATCGGAAAAGGTTAAGGTTGATGAAACTAAATTGAAAGGAATTACGGAAGTGCTGCGTACCGTATTGCCGGTCATGGATGGCCCCAACCGAGCGCGCGCAATCGAGTGGGCGCAGGATAACTTGGCGGAAATGCCAGATACATTTAAGAGCGAC